TTGTCTCCTCTCTGTACTCCGGTTCCCAGACCAACAGCCTGGTCTTCCCAACCAGCGTTAAGAGCTCCGTTCTTGTTTTGTCCAGAGAATACGGTGTTAGCTTCATCGAATAGAGCCTCAGCTCCAGCCTGATTCTCATAACGGGATCTCATCGCGAAGATAAGTCCAGTAGGTCCATTCATAGGTTGGACGCCAGCCAGGTCATAAGCGACCAGGTTAGGCATTGCGCGTCTGATCAAAGAAATCAGAACGGGATCGAAACCAGCAACAGGACCAGCTGCGGTTGCGGATCCAGAGAAACCACCAGATGCACCAGCAGCGTTAGCTGCGTTGGTGGGTGATTCCATCAGGTTGATACCCTGACTAAATGCTTGCTCTTCTTTGAGGAACTTTTCTTGGTTCTCAAGCAGGACAGCGGTCACACTTCTACGATGTGAATCCTTAATAGGATCGAGACCCTCATAATCGAGGAGGGGACTCCACTTTTCCTGCAGATGCTCGGATTGGAACATTTGCTTTTACCTTTTGATTTTGTGTTTTGTTTGAATTAATCTAAAATTCACTTTTTGAAAGCGTTCAGAGTTCTGAGATAGGCTTCCATACTAGATGCTACAGGAGCATCAGTTGTATCTACACCCTCAGAAAGTGTCTGTGGGGCTTCCGATTTTGCAGTTGGGGCCTTGGAGAAGTACGACTCCTTCAGGGTTTCCAACTTTTCACGATATTCTTCTTCACTTTCAAACTCAACACTTTCAGCAAGTGAGGCGAGCTTTTCTTTCTGAGTGACTGCAAGTCCTTCAGAAACTTGATCAAGAATATTATCGGATACTGATTCAGACAAACGCTGATTCAGACCAATGTTCTTGTCAATTTGCTCATTGAGCTTGGTTTCCATATCATCAAGTTTTTCTACCATACTCTCAAGTACATCATATTTGTCTTCAGGGATTGTTACATAATGTTCTTCAAAGAGTCCCTTCATTCCAGAAAGGAAGGACTCAGTCATTTCGGTCTTGAGACCATGTTCGATGGCTAATTCGTTCTCGGTCATCCACTCTTCAGCGACGTACTCAAGATACGAATCAACTCTATCGGTAAGGGCTTCTTTCAGGCCCTCTCTAGCTTCTTCCAGTTTGATTTCATACTGGGCTTCGAGTGCCTCATGGATTTCAGAAACTTTAGAGTTGAGAGCTGATTCGAAAACCATCTTGGCCTTCTCTCTAAACTCTTCAGACAAATCTTCACCACCGAGGAGAGCGTTAACATCTTCTTCGATGTCAATCTCTTCTTCGACAGTAGCTTCTGTTGCGACGGGCTCCTCTTCCAGAACTTCTTCAGAGGAAACTTCTTCCTCTTCCTTCATTCCCTTCATAGGATCAGCGGCCTTGGCTCCTTTATTAACTACATCTTTAACGGTGGCGATCTTAGGCTCTTTGAGCTTTGCTGAATCGTCATCAGATTTATAGTTTTCAGGGGTAGGTCCACCGAGGTCTTCTACAGCTGGTTGTCCAGCTACAGCTCCAGGGGCCAGTTTCTGAATGGGATCACCGGCTTTGGCGTTCGCATTCACAGCAGTTTTGGATTGCTCCATTTCTTGTAGATCTCCACGAGACATTTGAACTTTACTCCGATTAACCTTATTTATTTAATCTATATTTATTTATAATATTGGTATCTCTGTATTATCAGAGACTATTTAAGAAATTGTTGAAGACATCCAACTTTTTCTCATCAAGTTGGTTTTGATCGACCAATGTATTGATATACTTGTAGGTCTTAGCTACTTGAGATTCTCTCAAGATACCACCATCCCAAACCCAATCCTTACCTTCCATAATGCCTTCAACGAAAGCATCAGGTGCAGAAGGATCAGAAACGATGTCAGCTGCTGTTGATAACATAAAGTCATCACCAACAACATTTACACCTTCTCTTGTTTGTTTGAGTGATCCGATTCCTCTAGAAGAAACACCCAACTTAACTCCTTCGCTAATGAGAGACTCGGCAATCTTACCCATCGGAGTCGATAAGATTTTGGCCTTACCGATAAAGTTGTTTCCGCTCTCTTTGAGAGAAACAATTTTGTGACTGACGCGATCCAGATTAACTGTTGGGCCATCTGGGTGTCCCAGTTCTCCAAGAGCTCTACCTGCATGAATGTGGTTCTCACTGTATCTTTGGACTTCTCTTCTCAGAGTTTCCATTGGATACATACGACCATTTCTATTCTTGAGGTCTCCCTGTAGGAAGATACCTTCGATGAACATGTTTTTCTTACCGTTGCGTTCTTCAACGATAACTTCTACCTGTTCAATTTCTTCTCTAATTAGTTTCATGGTTTTAAGCTGTGTAACCTACTTGAGTTCCTAACACGTCCGCACTAGCTGCAAATACAACTTGAGTTGACTTCTTCTCCAAAAATTCAACACTATTGGGAGCAATAGTCATAGAACCGACTCCGACTCCACTTTGTGTTTCCAATACGGTTACTTTTTGGACAGCGGCGTTAGTATTAATCAAACGAACCACACTAGCTCCAGTAAAACTAGTGGCGGCTCCTGCAGTCGTCGGACATGCAATCTCTGCACCGACTAGTAATGTTCTGGCCATTGATATACCTAGTGTATGATGTTATTTATTGAATTTCCGCATCCAAGTCGATGTTGCCATCAACTTCGGGTGCTTCTTCAGAATCTAGATCAATGTCATCATCAAAAATTGATGCAGCAACATTAGGTCTAATTCCTTGAATCTTTTCAGCAGTTCGTGAGAACAACTGATCTTTAATCGCATCACTTACTGATGAAGGTGATTCATCCTTCACTAGTAAATCCATAAGTTCATCCATATCCATAGGTGTAATTTTCCTTTATTTAGATCTCCCCACCAGTGGGAGTTTCAGGAGCTTCTGGTGTTGGTGGATCAAGAGGAGCTCCGCCACCAACTGGAGGTAAAGCTCCACCAGGTGCAGGAGCACCACCTGCCATAGGATCTAAAGCTGCCATAGCAGGATCTGGAATTGCTCCAGATTCAATCTCTTTTTCAATAAGCTTATCTTGTTCGATAATTTCTTCATCAGATTGACGAAGAACATGTCTCCTTATATAATCATTAGAGTAATACTTACCAACATATTGTTGTGTTTGTTCTGCCAGAGTTAGTCTTTCTCTTAGAAGTTCCGCATCTTTTAGTTCCGCAAAATGATTATCATAGAGGAAATCATATTGAATATGATCACTCATGTACTCCCAATCCTCAGGAGTAATGATGTTCTTCAGAATAAGTTGAGTCTTCAACATATCACTGAACATTTCAGAGAATCTCTTTCTCATTCTTCCAACAAACTTGGAGAACTTGACTTCATCTCTGAGAATTTCAGAAGAACGACCCATTGAGAAACCACTATCTCCCTGAAGTCTTGTCTCGGGCACGTTCAGTGCTCTATACAATTTCTTCTGGAAGTAGTTAATATCAGTGATTTCACCAAGGTTTTGTCCACCTGGAAGTGTGGTGATCTCAGTTCCTCTACCACCTTCACGTCTAGGAAGCCAAAAATCTTCCATCATTGACATGAATTTCTTATCATCTCTAATTTCACCAGTGTTGGCATCATAGACAAGTTTATTTCTATAACGTTGCATCACATCACGGAGATATGATTCTGCCTTTTGTTTGGGCAGATTACCAACGTCAATGTAGAAGATTCTTCTTTCTGGTGCTCTCGAAAGACGATAGATTACCAAACTATCCTCAATCATCATCAACTGATTGAGTGGTTTGATTGATTTATGAAGCCATGAAAGGGTTGATCCCTTGTTTCTATCTACTAATCCAGAGGTACAATATGTAACTGAATCCTTAGTTAGTTTGATTCCCTTAGCTGGAGAAGAACCATACTGGTTACTTCCACCAGGAGTATAGATGAAATACTCCTCAAGTTCTGGGAAATCATATGTTGATGGGTTATCTCTTTCAGCTCTAGCTAATCCATCATTTCTGGTTTTTTTGACCTGACGAACATACTTCATCTTCGCAGAATCAATATATCTCAGTTCTTGAATACCATCTTGAGGATTTTTCTGGTCAATTACTTTGTTGTAATAGAGTCTTCCATCGATATACCAGTTACGAAAGATCTCATGAGCCTTCTTATCGAAGTCCAAAAGTTCTAAAATATATTTAAATTCTTCTCTTAGTTTCTTTTTAATACCATCACTGGCATTTAAGTTTGATAGTTCGATTGATACAGGACTATCATTTGAATCAGCAACAATTGCTTCATTTACAATGTCTTCAATTGCACTATCACATTCTGGATACAGAGCCATAGATCTATATCTTCTAATCAGTTCGTTTTCGTTACGATAAACGCCCTCAATATCTACATACGAACCAAAAAACCCGCTACTGATATAACTCTCATTCCCATCGTTTTTATTCGGTGGGACCGGAGATATTACACCAGGCGGGGTTTTCTCGTTATCTTCAATTGAGAATCCAAATAGTCTCGCCATTATTAGATAAAACTAGAAACTTCCGTTCTATCTATTTATCAGGCTAAAACTTACTGGATTGTTCCTACTTGATCATCAGATGATCCAGACTCTTCAGCTTCACCAATAGTGAAGTATTGAACAGCGAATGTTACCGTAAACTCTTCGATAGCGTCAGACTGATCATAACCCAAAGAGATCTCTGATACATTGGTAGGCCAGATATCATAGAACTTATAAGTTCTAAGAACAGATGATTCGTTACCAGTGTTCTCAGTAGAGAATCTTTCTTTACCACGACCCAATTGCTTAACATAAGCATTGGTCATGTAAGAAGTGGGGTTAGTAACACCAGTTGCATCATTCAGTTTAGAAAGCTTGTTCATCCAAGCTTCAAATGATGTTCTTAGACCGAAGTCCTCGTCATTGATAATAGTTACAGTCCAAGGATCGAAAGTTCTGTCTCCAGCAACTTTCAGAATTCTTCCTCTAAAAGCAACTGGAATTTCAGGAACATTAGATGCCGGAAGTACAGCTGCCTTACACAAGAAAGACATTTTGGTGTTTGATTCGTTCTCACCCTCACCCCAGAAATCCGAAGCGGCTCCGGGGAATGAAGGAAGAGTTACCTCAAACAAGTTATTACGGGCGCCACCGCCCGCTAACCTGGATTTGAAATTAGAAAGTGTTTTTGTTTGTGCCATTTTTAGGGTTCCTCTTTAATGTGTTAGTATCGATCAAACAGTACCAACAATTTCTTCAAACGCAACACCAGTTCTGGTGGCTACGAATGTAAGAGTGATGTAGTTGATTGACTTAGTGGGTTTCAGGAAAATGTCAGCTCTAAACTCATTGTTGTCAACGATGTCAGGAGTGTTATTTGTGTCATCACAAACAACTACAAAACCGTAAATACCTCTCTTAGCCTCAACATCTCTCAAATAAGGTTCAACAATGTTTACAAAGTTAGACCTTGTAATCGAATCGTTGAGTTGGAAGAGTTGTGCGTTAGCAGCTCCCTCAAGAGCTTGTTCAACTGTGAGGAACAGTCTTCTAACATTGATTCTATCAAAGGCTGAAGTGTATCCCAGAGCCGTTTTATCACCAAACAGAAGAATACCAGATCCTCTCTGATTTACGATAGAGTTGATTCTGGCTCCATAAAGAACATCTCTTTGTGCTTTAGATGGATTATAAGTCAACTTGATAGCGTTATTCAGAACACCTCTAGTCAATCCAGCTGGTGAGAACCAAGGGAAAGCTTCGATAGAAGTTCTAACCATCAAACCAGCAACATCTGGGTTACATGGAATGTAACGGAATTCGTTATTGAATCTATCATATGTGTACTTATAACCAGTATCAAATACAGCGTAAGAAGAAGAACTTAACGCTGAGTAGTATCTTAATAGGTTATCAGTTTGTGTTGCCGAGTTATTAACACTAACAATATTGGCTCTGTGTGGAGAAACAACAGCCATACAATCCTTTCTTCCCTCAGCAAGTGAGATAACTAGGTTTGCTTTGGCTTGTGAATCGGATTCATTATCGAGTCCTGGACCCATCATAATGTAATCAACTGCAATCTCATCTTTATTGCCGAAGAGATTGTAAGAAGTATTTAATCCACCAAGTGTAGCAGCCATACCACCACCAGCTTGATAATCAACACCACCACCTAAGGAGTAAGACTTGTTACCAATAGAGGAGAAGTTAACACCTTGTGCATCTTGTCCCCAAAGACCCGAACCAATTGTGTTTGCCGTATACCCTGTTGAGAATCCGTTAGCTAAAGGTGAAGTGCCATTGAACCCATCAGTTGCCTGTGAGGTGTTATATCCAGCGTAGATATAATTAGAATTCAGTGCAACAAAATCCTTATAGTAAGTTCTAGTAGGATTGTCTCCATCAGCTGTTGCGTCTTTAGATTTGGAAAGACTTAGGAATTTCTCAAGAATATTTCCTTGAACTCCTGTTACTGAACCCTTATCATCAACAACTACAATGTGAATAGCGTCGTTATTTCCACTTCTTGAAGAAGAGAAGTTATTGTCAACAGGTTTAGGTGCTATAGACTTCCAAAAAACAGTAGAGTTACTTAAACCAAGTGTTTGTTGTTCGTACCAATCAACTGCTGAAGCAGCAGCTGTTACTTTTCCATTACCAGTGTTGACACCAACGTTGTTTACAAACAAAATACCATCAGCTGCTTCAAACGAACGAGCTGCGTTAGATTGTTGATAGTTTAGTTTGGTTTCTGTACCAGCTGAAGAAACCTGAGATACAACCTTAACGGCAATTGTTGAGTTTCCATTAACTGTGTCGGTAGAAACACCAGTGATAATACCTTTCAGGTAACCATTAAATGTTGTAGTTGTTCCTGCTCCAGGAATAACAACATCAGAAAGTGCACTTGTTATACCGTATCCAACAATAGCTCCAGCCGCTAGAGGACTAGTAGTATTGATTCCAATTACTTGGTCAGCTGCGTTATCAATCGTACA